CTGAGTATCTTTGCCACGTAGCACTGTGATATAGGTCTACCCCAATGTGGGCATAAGTCCATTTTACAAAACCAGAACAATCCCATGCCCTAGTGCTAGATCCTTGAAAAACCCAAGGGGTTATGCCAACTTGATTTTTAGCCAAAACCAAAGCTTCATTTAATTTTTTAGTATCGCTGGCGATCACTTCTAGCCTAGCAATCTCTGCCTCTAGCTCGTCTTGCTTTTTCTCAGCATCAGACTTAAGCTTATCTTTTGCAGCCTTTACCTGAGCCATCCAGTCATGAGAGCCAACCTTTGGAGCGTCTGACTTAAGCACTGGACCTGATGCTATCTCAATTGATTGAACTGGTCCAGAGAAGATTACTTCCTTTGTTACTGGAGAATCAATTATCGGTGCTGGTCTTGTTACTTGTGTTACTGGTTGTTCTTTGTTTGATGACTGACTGGTTTCTGTCATAGCTGCAAAAGCTACTCCTGTGCCAGTTGTCGTCAGCAGTGCAATCATACCAATTGCGATGAACCTGTTTCTTTTCATTTAGCGACCTACCTTTCCTTGGTAGTTAGTACTCGGTCGTTGAGTGTTAGTGGGTGGTTTCCCATATTAAGTTATAAACCCTTGTGGTTGAATGAATCCAGTCCAAAAGGGGTACTACTATTTTACCACAAATTATGGCAAAAACCACATTACTTAGTTTTATTTTTAGTTTTAAGCTTTAAGCCAGTAAGCTTCTTTAGCCAAGGCTTGTCAGAATATCTTGCCCATTCGTATACAAAAATACAGAATGCAATAAGCAATCCAAGAGAACCAGACTGTACAATGTAGTAAGGAGTTGGGTCAATCAAATAAGTTTCCCATGGAAAACTATAAGCTACTACTGGAAACGCAATGATATTTCCAAATACTACAGCGACTACAATACTTTTATAAACGTTTTTCAATTGTTCTCCTTGTTAATCAAATCTTATGTATTACCATTATACAGAGGGTACTAGAGAATGTCAAGTGCTTGCACCTGTATTAATCTCTATTTACCGCCGATTTTTAATCTATTAATACATCTTCTAGAATTTCGACGACCTGTAAGTCTTTTAGGTCATCGTCAGTTAGGCCCTCAGCGTGAAGGCTTGCCATTTTAGCCATTAGTAGCTCCTATCATTTGGGTCGTACCAGTTATAAACCCATCCTTGTGGCGTAAAACATTTTTTACAAATCTGCAGCAGCATTGTGCCTTTATCTAAAGCGTTTACAGCATCTTCAAAATCATGCTCGTTATCCTTGCAGGGATTCTTCATTGCTGCACTAATTATCTTAAGTCTTTCTCTGAACTCTTCATCACTTAGTCTAGCCATTGATAATGTTCCTTATCTTAGCAAACATGGTATCTTGATATAGTGGCGTTCTTGTTGCATTGGACTGATCTTCTAGCCTCTGCATCTCGTGCAAAATTCTCTCACGCTCAGACATGACCCCAGCCTGGTATCCAAGATTAAAGTCTGCCATATCCTCATCGCCCAAGAAGCTGTCATCATCAAAGTATTCTTCAGTTTCAATATCTTCTATTAACCTTGCCATTGCTTCGTCTCTCTGCCTAATAGATATTGGCTCGCTGTCATTCATGAATAGCTCCATGGGAGAAAGCCTTTGTTCGCCATCTAAGATTACAAGCCTTCCGCTGGTTATTAAGTATTCATCTCCGCCATCAATAAAGCTATTGCCACATTTGCATCTAACAAAGTCGTTTTTATGCTTTGACTCAATTATATCTTGGCAGTCTAAACATTGTGCTTTACTCATATTACGATTATACAGGAAACTCAGGACAAAGTCAACGACTAGTCTTCTGTCAAATACTCCTTAAATATCTTTAAAATCTTGGCGGTATACTTCTGATACTCAACATCCATAACAGTATTATCACTATCAACCTTATACAGCTTGATATCTTTTACTAGCTCAAATAGTACGGCATCAATTTCTTTTCCTAGGTCCATACCTAAAGTATAGCAGATTCATAAAGCATTGGTAAAATTAGGTGTGATCTATAAGTGTAATTGTGGTGAAGTACATGATATAGGGATAGAGTTATATTTTGAAATCATTAAATACAAAGAGTATTGTTATTGTTTTATAATTAACTTGACATCCCCCTGAAATTCTGGTACCATTTTTATATGAATATTACTAATTTTCAATCAGAGTCAAAGCATTCTGGGGATCTTTTTGAGTCGCAGGTTCTTGAAGACCTTGCTAGATTTGGTCAAAACAATGTTAAAAAGAATGTGACCGTTAAGGATGTTGGCTGTGAGGTTGACTTTGCCTATGATTTTCACGGAACCCAAATATATGTTGAGGCAAAGGGTGGACTCCAAGGCGAAGGTAAAAGGCCTGGAGCCAAAAGAACTGATAATGTAAAGAAAGCAATAGCTAACGCTGCACTAATTAAATCTGTTTATCCAGAAACTCAGTACATAGTTTATTTTTCAGACTTGCCAAAGCATGGATCATCTTCTCATAAGATGTTAAAGACTGCTGTTCGTGCAGGGTTTATTGATGGCGTAAGGTATTTAATCAATATGAACTAGTAAAAAGATTTATATTAATCTTTTTGCTGTTGTGTAGTCTTTACCGAAATCAGCAAACAATGCCTTATCTGCCTCACGCTGAGCGATTCTACGAGACCAGGAATAACCAGCATCTCCGCCCCAAGCTAACCACATAATGTATCCGTTAGATGGGTTAGCCTGATTGCCCCAGTCTTTACCCTTTTTGTCTACTTCGTGACGTGAGAAGTATGAGTACATACGCTTTACAGTGCTTAGCGAGAGTGTCTCTCCATTAGCCAGCTGTCTAGCTCTAGTCCATCCAACTGCAGTTCCTGCTCCCTTTGCTTTACCGTCTTCTTTGAACTTGATAGCACGACGAGCAGCACTCCTAGCCCCAGCAGGAGGGCTGTAGCCTTCAGCTTTGTCCATGTATTCATCTTCATCCTCTTCTTCATAATCTTCTAAACTAATATTTGGCATATCAATTCTAGTGACGTCTGACCGCAAGGCACCGATTGAATATGCGGTGTAGTAATAAACGCCATCATCCTCTTCAAGGATTCTAACTGCTACTGCTGGATTTTCTGGAGTTGACTCTACAGAATATGGGTTGCCAGGCTGACCATATGTTCCGCCCTCAAGCATGATGTGCTCAACCTGTCCTACGATTACACCTTCAGTTGTCATAGCTACTACGAAATCACCCTCGACTAGTGTAGCATCTGCCTTAGATACTGGAATACAATTTGGAACCATTCTGCCATTAGCTCCTGGCTTCATTCCCCTTTGGGTATAGCCATCCCAACAAGGAGCAACCTTTTCATCAGCCTTTGTTCCCATAGAAGTCCCACCATTAGTTGTTGAAATTGCTCCAGATGGATCTCCGCCTACGCCACCAGTGGTTGTCTTTGGCTTTTTCTTAGGGTCTTTAATCGCAGACTTATTTTTTGAAGCGGGCTCTGGCTGTCCAATAGCAGAGCCCATACCATCTTTGTCTGTTTGAGCTTTTGATGTTTCTGGCCATTCTTCTGGATTCTTAATTCCAACACCTTTGTCTGGTATATTTCCCTCAGACTGGTTGATTGCATAAATTTGATTAGCAGCTTCTTCAGCTGACTTGTGGCAGCCCATTACGGTTCCGTCATCTTTAACGGCAGGATATCCTGAACATCCGTATGAGTCTTTTGCTCCAACGTGGTATGGCATGTTTAAATTATACCATATAAAATAGGCCTTTTATCAACATGCCCAGGTTGTCTCCTAAGGTAGCGGCCTTTCGGAAACCTTAAGCTGCTACAAGGATATCATTGTTTTTAATTGATTTTAATTGACTTTGGCTTTTTCTCTTCTGGAATCTGTCGCTCTAATGAAATTAAGAGCATTCCGTCAGCCATTTCAGCCCCCACTACCTCAAAGTATTCTGGTAGGGTAAAAGATCTCTTGAACTTTCTGCCAGCGATGCCCTTGTGGACATAACCAGTATCCTTTTCAAATTCTGGATCTTCTTTCTCACCATTAACTGTTAGGACACCCTTTTCAGTTGTAATGGTGATATCATCTCTTTTAAAACCAGCTACCGCAAATTCCATAACATAGTCGTCATCAGAAAACTTGATAACGTTGTATGGTGGGTATGCTGGGGCAGTGCTAGTAGCAGAAAAGAACTTGTCAATATCTAGACCAAGTCCTCCAAATGGTGTTGTAATAACCATGTATATCATCTCCTTATATTAAGCGAGTTAAAATACCCCCCAATTGGGCAGGCATATATATTATAACATAAAGATTTAATGCTATAATAGAAGAATTATGAGTAACCAGTCTCCCTACCAGCTGCCATACAGGCAAAGGCAAAAGCTGCTAGCCCAACGTGTTGCAGAGCAGCAGAATCCAAACAGCCAAGAGTCTATATCAAAAAGAATTGATGATGACAGAAGGCAAAAATATGAGCGTCAGGAAGCCAAGAGAGCTCCAAAAATTCAGGTAGATCAAAAGCTTATCTTATGGTCTTGGCTAATTGGTGTTGGGTTTGCGTTTATTTCTTCTGCAATTGTTTCCTTTAATGGAATTACAGCTGTAGCACAATTTGTTGGACTATCCCAGGCCTGGATGGCAGGTTTGTTCTTCTTCTTTATCGAGCTTATGTACCTTTTATTCTTAGTCGCCTATCTAGTACTTGCGTCAAGAATCAATGATGAGGGTAAACCAGAAAAAACTTTTGGGGCTATACTTGGAATGATTGTGTTTGGTGGCATTGCTGTTCTTGCCAATGCTTTCCATACTTTTGATTTTTGGGAATGGAACTACCTTGAACCAAGAATGTGGGCAGGAACTATTCTGAGTATTGCAGCTCCTATTGCTATTATTGCTGCATCTAAAATGGCATCTAGAGTTGTTTTTGCCAAGGCAATCAGACTATAAGATATTAATCCAGTTAGGGTATTGAGAATGGAAAATTTTTGGCTTGAGCCTATTGTAGAAAAATATAAAAAATACTTTGGAGAGACCGCCAATATAATTATCGATGTTGGAACAAGAGATGGCGACGATGCAGAGTTTTTACGCAGCAGGCTAAACTCTTCCCAAGTTTATGCTATTGACGCAAATCCGATTGCTATCCAGGAAGCAAAAAATAAATATCCAAACTTTAACATTATTGAAACTGCAGTGTCTAACTATAACGGAACAACCAAATTTGTTCAGATAGTTTCTGGCGATAAAGATCATGCTGGGTCATCATCAATTGAAAACTATTCCTTTTTTGAAGAAGCAACCTACAACACCATAGAGGTTCCAGTAGCAAGAATGGACCTTATCATTGAAGAGCATGGGCTTTCTGATGATGTTATAGACATAATAAAGGTAGATATTGAGGGGTATACCCATGAATTTTTAGAGGGCCTTGGTAAATATATCAACAATGTTAAGCTTTTTCATCTAGAAACTGAAACATTTTATAGGCATCATCAACATAAAACTAATAATCATGTAATAAACCTTATGATTAAAAGTGGCTTTTTACTTTGTGACGTTCAGTATCAGTGGGGAGAAGGAATCCAAGATCAGATTTGGATTAACCCAAATTACATAGCTTCATACTGAGATGGAATTATAAAAAGATCTTTTAGAATTGCATCATATATTTCTTTAAAAGAATCATCTTCAGTTGATATAAACGGGATCTTTCCATTTTTAAAATCATAGGACCTATTGCTCAAAGGGCTTTTGTTAGAATAAATTTTAACATCGTTAATTGAAACCCCTCCAACATTATTGATATTGCCATAACCAGATCTTGGGAAGTATGCCTTATCAATTGAGTTTTTTAGCTTTTGTTTATTCATTGGCATCGGCAGATGAATGTCATAGTCTATGGGATTTCTAATATCCTGTTTAACTAAATTATTGTAAGTTCTTAGTAATAGCGTTCCATATCGCTTAGATCCAAGGTCTACGTATTTATTAGCCTTTTCTCTTAATGATCCACCATGATAAGTTGGCATATCTCCTACAGGCTTTAAAAAAAAGAAATCATCATTCATTAAAACAAAATCATCAGAGATTTCTTCTATTTCTGTAATTGCTTTTGTACAGCTAACTATATTATGAAACTTACCGCCACTATCTGGCACATGAACATAGTCTCCAATATACCAGTCTGGCTTATTTCCTATTACCCAAATTTTGTTATAGTTTGCGTAAGCCACTACTGATCTAATCGAATACCTAAGCTCTTCGTTGCTTCCTGCTCGACAAATATAAACGTAATCCATATCTAATTATAGCATCTTGGCTTCGTGGTATAATTACAGTACAAGCTGAGAGCGGATCTTTGTGGCAAATATACTAATCGTAAGTAGCAACCTAAAAAACTGGGAAAAGAACAGTGGTGGGGTAGAAAGAACTGCCACTCTGGCAGAAGCCTTGGTTGGTCACAGCGTGACCTTTTTGTGTTTTGCCTGGAATTCAGAATCAGAAGTAAAAAGAATTAATGAGAACATTAAATTCATTAAGCCAGCAGCCGAAACAAGAATAATCCAGCGGCACAAAAGCTCTATAGCCAGAGAAGCAAGAGCAAATCATGATATAACAAAAAGCCTATATAAAAGATATCTTAGAACTTTTAATAATGAAGTACAGAGGTTAGCAGCAAAAGTAGACTTAGTAATTCTTGATCACTTTTCCGCTGCCCCTTTTGTTGAAGACATTCCTAGCTCGATTCCTATCCTATATAACTCTCACAATTCTGAAATCACAATGGCTAATCAGCTGCACCCTGATGATACTTTTGTCAATGAGATTGTAGAAAAAATGGAACGTATTGCTGTAGAAAAATCTATAGCCATGACTTATTGCTCTGATAAAGATTTTGAAGAAACTAGAGCCCACTATAATACCCCAGGAAATACTATTTATATACCAAATGGAACTGTAGTTAGAAATAAAATAGATATAGATAAAAGGTTTCAGTCCAAAGACATTATCTTTGTTGGAAGTGGGCATCCACCAAATGTCACAGCTGCGAAGAAAATTATTAATATTGCAAGGAACATGCCAAGCTATAACTTTATAATTATTGGTGGGGCTGGCAATGGTTTAAATAAAAAAGAATTACCAGACAATATGATTGTTACTGGAGTTATTGACGATAAAGAGTTAGACTCATACTTCTCCAATTCCTTAGCTTTTATTAACCCAATGGATTCTGGTTCTGGAACTCATCTAAAAATGATGAAAGCTCTAAGCTATGGCATTCCAATAATAACTTCTAAAATGGGGGCCAGAGGGTTTTCAGAAGAAGAAATTAAAGACTCAATGCTTGTTGCCGAAAGCTCAGATGACTACATTAACTCAATACTAATACTAAAGGATCGAGTTAGATATGGATTGCTTTCAGAAAGTGGCTTTAATACTTCTAAGTCTTATGACTGGGAAAAAATTAAAAAAGATTATTTAGAATTTGTTAATTCTATTTTGCATAACGCTCACGCTACAAAGCAAGCAAGCAAAAAAGAACGAGTGTTGCTTTATTCAATAATTAGAAATACAGAAACAAAGTTTGATCAGTATTATCAGCAAATAAAAAACATTGTAAAGTCATTTCCAGAATATGACTTTTGTTTATCTATTTATGAAAATGATTCTACTGACAGGACTAAGTCGCTGCTTCATACATCCGACTGGTCATTCCTTAGCGGTGTATCTATCATTAGTGAAAATATAAATACAGAGTTTTTTGGATCTGTTAAAGATCCTGTTCGTGTCAAGAATTTGTCTGATGCCAGAAACAAAGCAATTGAGGCTGCTGGGTTTATAGATTCTGTGGACTATGTCCTAATGGTAGAGGGAGATCTTTCATTCAATATGAATTCTGTAAAAGAATTGCTTAGCTTTAAGGATATTGAGCCAGACTTCCATGCCGTATCTGCTGTATCTATTAGAAAAAACGGTAAGCACTATGACTGGTGGGCAACTAGAACTGGACCAATATATAATCCAGATGCATCTGATTTAGATCCTCATTATGCAAAAAAACATTATGGAGAATACTATTCAACATCCAATGGGCTAGTTCTGTATCGTGCAAAACCATTCCAGGAAGGTATTCGTCATGGCTGGATTAACACAGTAACAAATGAGTTTGATTGCGAAATGGTTGTTCTCTGTCAAAACTTTAGAGCAAGTGGATACAACAACATCTACATTAATTATAAGTCTCAGACTTTTGTATAGGCAAAGCAAAACGGACTGCCATAATCGACAGTCCGCTCGCTAAGTAATAAACTACTTCTTTTTATTTGCTGGCTTCTTAGAAGCAACAGCCTTCTTGGCAGCTGGCTTCTTAGCTGGTGCCTTTAGGGCCTTAGCAGCCTTAGCAGCCTCCTCTACGGCCTTTTCAGATGGCATAATGCCAAAGGCTGGGTCATTTGGATTAACGGCTCGTAGGGCCACTGGCAATAAGGCTGCTAGCAATGAATATGCCAAGTCTGCTGGGTCAGTTACTCCAGCTAGGTACAAAGCAGTTGCTGCTCCTAGAACGCTTCTTGCATAAGAAGCTAACATATTCTTTAGTTGTTCTATTTTCATTTTTCTCCTTGTTTTTATTTTCCCTATATCGTTGATATAGAAACCTTTTATAATTATTTAATCTTATCTTCTTTTACTTCATCTTCAGGCAAAACCTTTTTAAGCTCTAGATATGCCGTTTCAATATCTTGGATTATATCCAGGTGTGCGGTTTGGCCAGCTACCGATCCATAGGTATTTGCGTACTCAAACTTAGGCTCCACCTTATTTTTAAATGCAGTAAGTGCTTCCTGAACATCCTCTATATATTTAAATGCCCAGTCCCTTGACTCAGAGATAAACTTTAAGAATCCGTCTGTTTTTTCTACGCTATCTGGACTTCTTTTCTCAAGCTGCTGCTTTAGGTTTCCAATAATTACAGCCTTGTCCAAAGCGTCCTGCACAAGTTTATTGCCAAGCTTTTTAAGTTTTAACTGTATTCTTAAATTGTTTATTAGTAGAACAATAACTAAGAATGACAAAATTCCAAATACAACTAAGTCAGTAATCACTCTGCTCCACCTTCTCTTACAAGCAAAACAATTGCTCCATTATCCTCTAAAGCTTTTTTGATTCTGATCATATACTCTACAGCCTGTCTCTTACCATCATGACTTAAAGACATAAAAGCTTTTTCACTTGCTTTTACTGTAACAAAATGTTCATGGTCTATAATTTGAACAGCAAAATTTTTGGGGGCAAAGTGAGCCAAAGAGTGAAAGGCCATCTTCATTGCATCTGTATACATTAGTTCCTACTCATCTATTGTTAAGTCTTTCCATTTATTGCCCCAGTCTTTTTTAGTCCTGTGGCTATTAAATTCTCTAGATATCTTACCAGACTCTAGAAAGATTCCTCCCCAGACTCCCCATTCTTTTTGAGAAACTCCTACAGCAAAACAATCTCTAGCAACTGGACAGCCAGAACAAACCTTGTCGATAGCTGGTCTTAGTGCTTCGTTTTCTTCATACTTGTCAAAGAATAAATTTGTGTCATACCCGACGCAAGCTCCAAGATCTTTCCACTCATGCTTATGCATCTCTCTTCCGATCTGGGATTATCCATCCATTATCAGATGGCTCGAAGCGTTGCTGCATATACCAGACCCCCTTGATTCTGATACCGTCCTTAGACGTTCTGCCCTTATCAGACTGGTATCTCTTTACAACAGTCCAGCCATCCCAGAAAAAATCCTTGTTCTTAGAAACAAAGTTTTCCATCTCTTCGATTGTTTTGATAATCATTTTGGTGCTTTCTATTTTATTGGTCAAAAGCGATAAACGCCCACTGAAGCATCCTTGCTTTCTGCATAAGATACTAATGGCGAAATTGCCTCTTTTGGTTTACTAAAAAATGCGAAATAGTCAATATTGTGAATGTTTTCTTTTATCCAGCTAGGAGGAACCTTTATTAGACGAATCTTAATACCCCTCGCCTTTAGACTTCGTTCAGAAACATTACAGAATTCTAAAGCCATAGAGTTTATCTTTGATGGTCCTGCAGAATAAACATAAAACTCTTTATCCTCTTCTTTCATTTGAGAAAGAGCAGTCCCCATAGCTCTTAAAAAAACGGAATACTCGTCAAAAGACTTAGTTCCCTGAGTAGCCACAATCATCTCTGTTTTCCTTCTGTTAGAGCATCCACAATGTGAATAACTTTCTCCAATTGTACCTTATTCATACCCATTGTGTCAACCTCCCTTGTGGTTTCTTCGTCTACCATGCCCTCGTCCATATCGGCAACAAAAAGAGTATTATTTTTAATCCAATAGGCCTGATTTTCTACAAAAACGACCCTAGTATACATAGAGTTTTTGTGGTTTCCTGACTGAGTGACTGGTCTTATAATATCAAACTCATAGTCTGGAACGTGGTTTTTAATGATCTCATGGATTCTAGTTTGGCTATATCTAATTGCCCAACTATCAGACTGTTTTATGTCTTTAATAATAAAAAAACGGAACACAAAAACTGTAGCAATTGCCAGCATAAAGCCTAATAAAAATTCCATTGTTATCTCCTGGTAATATTTTACATAACTTTATGGAATCAGTCAGATTCTACTAATCGATTTTCGATTAGCTTTTCGGTTTCATCAACGATTTGATAAGCAAATTTCATCATCTTATCGTACCCAACAGCGTTGTCCATAATCTTGTTATAATGATGTGCACAAAACAATAGGTCTCCAGAAACGCCATTTACCCAGACGTAAGCCTGTGCCCCGCAGGAGTCGCATCTATCTGAAGCGTTTAGTTGCCAACTGTTCTTTTTTTCTACTGTAGAGCTTGCGTCCACTTTACCTACTTAGCTTTGTTATCAGTTGAGTAAAAGCCACCACCATTAAAGGTGACTCCTATAGGATAGTATACACGAGTGAGTGACAGATTGCAAGTCTTACACTCATACCCTGGATCTTTTTCTACAATGCTTCTAGAGAAAGACTCTTTAGTCTTACACTCTGAACACTCATACTCGTATATAGGCATATTTATCTATTACATTTTACCATAAGTTATGGGTCCTACGATACCGTCAACTTTTAGACCATTTGCTTTTTGAAATGCTCTAACCGCTTTGTCTGTGATTGGGCCGAATTGACCATCCGCCTTTATACCTAAAACGGACTGTATATATCTAACCACTGCCCCAGTTGATCCTCGCTTTAGCCAGCCAGAAAGTACTGGCTTTGATGGCTTTGCTACTGGTGCTGGAGCTGACACAGAAGGTGCAACACCTGAAGCTCTTTTGTTACACTCACTAACGATGTAGTCAAGCTGAGACATTATAAAAGGGCCAGGACAGGCAGTTGCCTTGTACTGTGAGTGCCAAGCTATAAAAAACTCTGATTGTCTAACTGATGGTTCATTCTTGGCAAATCCTTTTCCAGCTCTAGGTGACTGACTGGCGTGATAAACAATTACGTCAATGAGTGCTTCTAGTGCAGCAGGTGAAACTGGCCAATCTCCTCCAGCAGATGAGTTGTCAATCTCAAACGTTACAGCGTTAGGGTCAGGGCTTCCACCTGTTGAGTATGGTCTGCGATCTGGATTAACAATCCCAGTCACAGCCCCACTATTTGCAATGTGATAAGTTGGATGAGAGTTGCGAGTATTAGCATTCGCAACATACCCCAACCCATTAGTTCCTGCAACGTGGTGAATCACTACACCATTTATTGGCTGTCCGTTACGACTGCCTCCAAATCCGTTGTCTTTAATGCCTGATACTTTTGGATACCATGTCATTTTTTCTCCTTATTTTATTAGAGTTTGTCCCATTCCTAGGACTAACAGGGCCGTTCTCGGCAGTTTTTAAAAGAAGGTAGGCAGGATACTTTTAATTAACCTAGTGCTGCCCAGGTCTTAGGTCCGACAATTCCATCGGCAGTTAGACCTTTTGAAGCTTGGAAAGCAACAACAGCTGCGTGAGTCTTGGGTCCGAATGGACCGTTTGGGCTTACACCTAACTTGTCTTGTAGGTAGACAACAGCTGGGGTTTGTGGCTCACCTTGCTTTAGAAGCTTGCCTCCATAAGACATTGCTCCGCTCTTGTTTGTTTTACCATGTACTGGAGTAGGTACGGGTGGAGCATCAATTGGGGTTTCATCCTTAGCCGTTCCATTAATTGCTTCGTATTTAATTAAAGCATCAAAGAAAGCTACTGGCTCAATAAAGTTTAATCCTGTAGCACTCCACTCATACTTCTTACCCTTGTGTAGCTCCCAGTGAAGGTGCTTGCCAGTTGACATTCCAGTTGTTCCCATCTTACCTAGCGGTGTGCCAGCCTCAATCTTCTGACCAACTTTAACTTTGATGCTGTCATCCTGCATATGAGCAAAAAGTGTGGTGTACTGCTCTCCATTAATTTTGTGATGTATCATTACATAGTTTCCAAATCCACCGCCTGCTGCGGTTGACTTCTTAGCCTCTGTTACCACACCATCGTATGGGGCTTCGATCCAGCATGGTTCGGCTGGTGCCCAGATGTCAGTTCCGTTGTGATGTTTTGGTGCTTTTGTTACAGGGTGAATGCGGTTGCCCATGATGCTGGTAATTTTCCAGTCTTTTCCCTGCTTGCCATCAATAGCTTGTTGTGCCTTAGCCATAATCTTCTCCTCGGTTTTCCATAATTATTTGGAATGTGCATTGTTACCGCTTTTCAGGGTACAGTTTATTATACCACAATGGGTGAAAAACGCTTCACCTATTTATTAGACTAAGTACAAAAATGCCCCACACAGAAAATTAATCCTGTGTGAGGACACTTAGTATAACTTATTGTTATTTTGTTTTCTTTGTCTTTGGAGCTGCACCAAAACCTGGAACTGGATTAACTAACTTAGCATCCTTGCCAGGTTTTTTCTTTGCAGCCAAGTGACTTACGTCAAGGCTTGGTGCTGCCGTAGAAATTACTCCGTCATCTGGGGTTGCCGTTGGAGCAGAGTCTCTTAGCTTTTCCCATGCCATTACAGCTTCGACAAACTCGATAGGGCTAACAAAGCCTTTACCATTTAGATCCCATCGATGAACCTTGCCTTCTACAATCTCAAAGTGGAGATGTCTTCCAGCGGAAGCTCCAGTGTTTCCCATAATGCCTAGGATGGTTCCAGCTTCAACCTTCTGACCAGTTTTAACTTTAAGGGAACCCTCTTGCATGTGGCCTGAGCGAGACACATACCACTTGCCGTTAATTTTTGAGCGAATGTCAACGTAGTAACCAATGCCACCTAGAGAGCCGTCAGCGTTCTTTAACTTTGACGGACCTGCATATACCACTGTACCATCGTGCCATGCTTCGATATAAATCTTTGGATTGCTACCCCAAAGGTCATCGCCGTTATGATGTTTTTTGATTTTCTCGATGGGATGCACCCTCCATCCGAAGGGACTTGTAATCTTCCAAGCTTTGCCCTTTTTCCCGTCAATCGGGTATTGTGCCTTTGCCATAAATCTCCTTAATTATTTGTCCTAGCAAACTAGAACATAATTCCATTATAACATGCTTGGAGCCTTCTGTCAGGATTGAACTGACGACCTACGCATTACAAGTGCGTTGCTCTACCACTGAGCTAAGAAGGCGTAGGGAGTACGGGACTTGAACCCGTGACCGACGGATTATGAGTCCGCTGCTCTAACCAGCTGAGCTAACTCCCTTTATTATTTGCGGTGCTTTCCGCTACCCTTTTTAATTAGAGCATTGACTAAAATCATATAGGTTAGCCAGGCAAAAGCTAGTTCAAAGCCCACATTCATTAAGAAATCTGCCAAGATGTGATGAGGATCTGTGATTATTTCTATCCAATTTTGCAAATATTTCTCCTAGTTTTACCAGCGACTCCAACCAGACTTGAACTGGCGACCCCTACCGTGACAGGGTAGTGCTCTAACCAACTGAGCTATGGAGCCTTTATACTAGTATAGCAGGGAAGTGGTTAATCCGCAAGTTTTTCGTATGCCCAACCAAGAACATTTGCAGCAATGTCGTCATTCTCATATTGTTTTTCATAAATAAGATTGCGAAGCTTACTAAAGATTTTTACACGCTCAGACATTCTAATCATCTCAACAACCATCGGATCAATGCCGAGGGTATGTTTAGAAATGTCATAGTCAATCTCGTTTGGAGAATCCATGATTATCCTATTCAGCAGCTATGTAAGTACCGTTAATGTATATTTTGCTAATGGTTGATAGTGTTACTGGAGTACCCTGGACAAACAGACCTTCTCTAATTGGAGAGTTGGCACCACCACTTTGCTTAAGGTAGTGCAAGTCTAGCACATCAGTAACTCCTGCTGTATCGGCATTAAGAATTGTGTGACCAGTTCCAACATCTGGACTTACATTTGGATCAGCCCATATCCAACCAGAGAAATGGTTAAAGCCAAACTGCGGAGTAAACGGTAGTTGAACTTTGTATTGACCAGTTCCAAAATTTGTCACGGTAGATAGGTCAACCTCAATAACAAAACTAACTAGTTTGCCTGCCTTAACATAATAAGAGTTGTATGTTGGATAAGTAGCACCAGAACCAGTAAAGGTTAAACCAGTTGCAGTAAAGACTGGAGAGTATCTTGTCGAAGCTTCTAAACCAGAGGTTCCACTAGCACCGTCTGCACCATCTGCACCGTCTGCACCATCTGCACCTTTTGGAAGAAATATGGCCCACTCCGCAGTGTTGCCAACTGGATCTCCTAAACCACCGCTTGATGTTGCAATGTATAGATTATTATCGCTTCCCTTTACAACAGCAAGGTTTGCGATGTATCCATTACCTGAAACGTAATTGCCTAAATAGACAAGTCCTGGACTACCAGGATCACCCTGTGGTCCCTGTGCTCCATCCGCACCATCGGCACCGTCAGCTCCTGGGGCACCATCAGCACCATCTGCTCCGTCAGCACCTGCAACACTTGGTAGAAAAAGATCCCACCATTGAGCGTTATCTGGTAGCGCTGGCCAGTTATAACTACTTTCAGTTGCTATATAAAGGCTGTTATTATAAAGCACTACGTCATTAACAAAGTACTGGGTGCTAGGAGTTACTGCTCCACGCCAATTAAAACCTTCTCCATTTGAACCTTTTGCTGCAAGCAAATCCCAAATAAATCCTTCTGAAGGGGTGTCTCCAACATTTCCGCCATTTGAATTAGTTCGGTACCAAAGCTGTCCATCATATGTTGCAATATCTCCTACTGCATATGCTGCACCGCCATTGTATTCTCCAGTAAAGTTCCAAAGTGCGTCTGCTCCATTAGTACCATTTGTACCGTTGGTTCCGTTTGTCCCGTTAGTTCCGTTAGTTCCGTTTTGTCCTGCTGGAACAAAAAGATTCCAGTGACTTCCAAAAAATGTTGTAGTTCCGCTTGGTAAGTAATATAGATTATCGTTAAATGGACCACTAACTATGTCGTATGCATTATATGTGGTTCCATTTACGAACTCACCTCTAAAATTGAATCCTTGTCCATCTGCACCATCAGCCCCTGCTGGTAAAACAAAACTTTCATTATCATCAATAACCCAACCAGTTGCAGAGTTTGGATCTTCACGAACTACATAAACTTTATTTGGATTGCTATTATCCTTTACAAAAGCCCACCAGTCTCCATCAGCTAAGCCTACTGGACCACCCTGATATACTGCAAGAAATTCAGTTACGCTATTCCATGTTCCAAGAAATAAAGAGTCTAAACCATTAGCTCCATCGGCACCGTCTGCACCATTAGACCCTGCTGGACCTGCTGGGCCTACATCGCCTTCTCCACCACCAGAGCCTCCGCTAAATCTAGCCATTAGTTTCCTGACTCTAGGTTAGTCTTTATAATTGCAACCTGAGAGTTGTTTGTATCAGTGGTTGCATATAGGGCATCCTTTCCTGGAAGCTCAAAAGAAATGGCTGTTCCAGGATTTAAACGGTATCCATAAGAAGAACTTGTTACACCTTCTCCACCAAGATAAACATAGGCAGAGGCGTGAATATTCTGAATGGTAATATCCATTCCAGAGTGAACTCCATTAGGAGTTAAGCGAGTAGCAGCTGAACTGCTAAGTGGGGTTAGGGAATGAGAAGTCATGCC